TTTTAGTCTTGCTGCTTCTCGTGTTTATGATGTCCAGTCTTTGGCGAATCGTTCTGCGATTGAGGGCCTGACTAGGTTGACTGCTGCTGCAATGGTCGCTGAAAATTTGGTAGATTGCGAGTTTTCGAGCGTATCCGAGGCGGAGCATTATCAGGATATTGTTTATGATGCGTTTGAAAATCTTCTTGCGGAAATTGATGACGCAGATTTTTATGTCCAAGCGCAGTCTCTTGAAGCTGCGGCGCTTAAATTTCTTCGTGATTCCTTGAGCAAAATTCCTTACGAGGTCGAAATCGACGTCCCGGAAACAAATAATCTTCTTTCGCTGGTGTATGGCGTTTATGGAGACGTTGAACGCATTGAAGATGTTTTCGAGCGTAACGGATATCGCGATCCACTGTTTGTGAATCCGTCTGATCGTGTGCGGGTGCTTTGCGATGATTAGCGTTCTTAAAAATGGCGTGCAGGTGCGTGGTTGGTCTTCGGTAAGCATAGGACTATCGATGTCTACGCTGTGCAACGGATTTTCCCTGTCTCAATTTATTGGAGATGATTTTGATTCTCCGGTTCTTTTGCCAGGTGATCCTGTGCGTATTGAATGCGACGGCGAACTTCTTTTGGATGGCTATGTTGACGAAATGTCTTCGTCATTTTCGGCCGATAGTCATTCGATTAGTGTTTCCGGGCGCGAAAAAACGTGCGACCTGGTTGATGGGTGCCTGAAAGATTTTGGGCGGTCGTGGAAGCGCAAAACGGTTGCTCAAATTGTTGGTGAAGTGTGTGATGCGTTTGGGCTCGTTTTCAGCGCGAATGGCGTCAATGCTCCGGGTGTGCTTGAAAAATTTTGTCCGGATCCCGGGTGTTCTGGGGCCGATGTTATTTCTGATGTATGCCGTCAAAAGGATGTCGTGTGTTATTCGGATGGCCTCGGCACTGTGAAATTTGTCAATGAGAATTCATTTGGCCAGGTAGAGGACTTTATCCGCCAAGGCGTGAATGTCGTATCTGCCGATGTATCGTTTAACAATTCGGAGCGGTATTCGGATTATGTCGTTCTTTGTTCCAGCGATCCTAATGTAAAACGCCGCGGAGAATCCAGGGACGGCGAAATCAAGCGCAGCCGGTGCCTTGTAATGGTTGATGAAGGCTATGGGAATGTAGACGCTGCGACAAAGCGCGCCGATTTTGAATCGTTGCGCCGATCGGCCAAGTCTACGACGTTGAACGTGGTCCTTGCCGGCTGGAAAATGAACAATGGTAGTGTTTGGAAACCCGGTGTTCTTGTAGATTGCTTGATACCGTCTTTTTTCGGTTCTTTTGTTCAGACGCTATTGCTGAACTCTGTCGAACTATCCTATGATTCTTCGGGAACATTTTCCCATCTGGAACTTGTTCGGAGGGATTTTTATACTCAACCTCCGGCTAAAAAGAAAAAAAGAAAGGCCAGCCCGTGGGATAGCATCGCCGAAAAGATCAGAGCGGAGGAGGTGAAAAAGTGATTGAGAGACTTTTGGCTCCGATAAAGGCGAGGATACGCTTGATGGTGGGGCGCTGTCTTATTACGGCTTGCAAAAATGGTCGGGTTTCTTTGACTTTGCTTGCTGACGAGTCCCGCGATGATGTCGATTTTTACCAGCAGTATGGGTTCAGCAGCCGCCCCAAGGGGAATGTCGACGCTGTAGCCTTATTCATTGGCGGATCTAGGGATAATGGCGTTGTCGTTGCGAGTCGTGGGCGGTCTTCGGATATGTCTATAAGTCTTGAAGAAGGGGAGGTGGCAGTGCATTCTCCATTTGGCTCTAGCATTCTTCTTAAGAAGGATGGATCAGTTGAAATGACAACTAATTCGAACAAGTTTCGTTTTGTAGGCGACATCGAGGTGACCGGAGATGTCAAGGCGATGTGTGACGGCGCTTTCGTTACGCTTTCCGGCCATATTCACCCGACTGGTGTTGGCCCGTCGTCTCAACCTACTCCGGGGCAATGATATGGCGCTAGATAAGACAAATTTAAAAAATGCCTTGAAAAACATGTTTGAATCAAGGCCGGAGAGTGACGAAGCTGCCGCTGAACAGCTTTCGGAAATTATTTATGATTTCGTCAAAAGTGCTGAAGTGAGCACGTCTGTCTCGGGGAAGGTTGTTTCTGGATACGGGATCGGTGGTGATGTGACCGGCTCCGGATCGGGTTCGCTGTCCTGAAAAAGATGTTACCCAAAATTACTTTTGACTTGACATCTTGTTTATTTTGCTCATTATATGAGCGACCTGATGTTGGCAAGGCGAAAAGACGGCTATTATGACCTGTCTTTCGAAAACGGCGATTTGCAGTGTGGAAAATCGCTTGAAAATGCTGTGCTGATATCGATTGGTTCTGACGCTAGGGTCGCTGGTCGAAATTTTGCTGACCATCTGCAAGATGATGGGTGGTGGGCAGAATCAACGTTTGGCGATGATAGGTGGGGGAGCCTTCTTTTTACGTGCTTTCGAAAGAAGAATGATTCCAATTTGCTGCTACTCGCAAGGCAGTATGTAGAAGAATCTCTTCGGTGGTTGATTGATGATGGCGTTGTCAGCTCGATCCAAGTGGATGTTTCGAGTGATCAAAATTCGCTGAAGGTGCATATTGAGATTGCTAGAGGCGGTGAAGTTTCCGGCGACTATCGATTTAATTTTTTGTGGAATGAATTGTTTTCTGGAGCTGCGTGATGGCTTTTTCGATTCCTTCGCTCAACGACCTTGTTCGTGTTGCCGAAAATGGACTTTTGGCCTCTTTTGGTTTTGAAAGCGGTTCCACGTTAAGAAAAAGTGTCCTGAAAGTGTTGGCGCGCGTTTTTGCTGGGACGGCTTATTTGGTCGTGCTATTGCTTGGAAAAATGTGGAAAAATGTTTTTCTGACGACTTGCGATGTCGAAACGCTGGTTGAAAATGGTGCGAATTTTGATCTGCCAAATAAGCCTGAAAGCTACGCCCGAGGCCAAGTTGTCGTGAAATCGACGGATGTTGCGGCGGTGATCCGACAAGGCACTATCTTGGTGGCCAATGGTGATGTTGAGTACGAAGTTGTTTCTGATGTTACGCTTTCTGGCGGTGCGGATGGAACTTTAGTGAATGTGATGGCTGTCGCTCCTGGAGAATCTAGTGATGTAGATGCAGGGACGGCGCTTGTTTATAGAGATGGTGTCCCTGAAAATGTTGTCGACGATACTGTTGTTGCGCCCGGCGGATTAATGGGCGGCCGATCGATTGAAGTTATAGTGAATGGAAATACGGAATATTGGGGGGAGACGGTCGAAGCATATCGAACTAGACTATTGGACTATAGAAGGAATCCGCCCAGCGGTGGGAACGATGCGGATTATAAAGGGTGGGCTGAGCGTTTTTCGTCGGTCGATAAATGCATTCCGTTTGCTAATTATCCAAGTTCTGGATGTGTGCGTTGTGTCTTGGCGCATTTTAGCGAATCGTCGGATCATGTTGCCGTGAATTCGACGAATGTCGATGAGGTATCTGAATATATCTGTTCTGATGTTCGCCGGCCGATAACGGCTAATGTGGCGGTTGTATCTTGCACGGAAAAGACGGTGGACGCCTATATCGGCGTGTCGCCTAATACTGCGGAAAGCCAAACGTCTGTTAGGGCGGCGCTGAAGGAAGTTTTCCGTTCTTATGAGCCGGGTGATACAATCACGTTGCAAGATTTGAACACTAAGCTTTCTCTTGCAGCCAATGTCGATAGATTGGCTGTCGCTCAGTTGAATGGCGCTGAATCGGTTACTCTTGACAAGTCTACTAACGAGATGCCTGTTGTCGGCGTAGTGGTGTGGGATTCTTTATAATGGCCGGGTATGTTGTCAGAAGTTACAGTGGATTGAAGGTGCCTATGGGTGGCTCCGTGCTTGTCCATGGGTATCGTTTTGACAACGACGCCAAGGCGTGGTTCAATAGCAATTCCGCCGTAATTCTTGACTATGATCAGGATTATCTTGTCATTTGTGCGCCTGCTATAAGCGGTACGTTTCGGTTACGTGTTGGAAGTTCTTACGAATCTGCTACTGTTGTTGGTGATGTTGCTGTAGTTGATGATGTCAACGGGCTACTTATTAATCGGCCCCGGAGCCGTTCTGTAACAGCTATTGCTTCTGCGATGCTTGGATTGACCCCTAGAGGGTTTGCTTGGTATAAAGGGTCGGATGGCGTTTTTTATCGGCTTATGCGCGGCTTGTCTTATGTGGTGGCTGCGTTGTACGAATTGGCTTCGTCGTTTTGGACAAATGCGTCTCCGTCGCACACAGAATCGTACTCTGAATGGGAACAGGAACTGCGGTTGCCTGAAGACGGAGTCGTTGTGATTGGCGGTGATTCTGACGCGTATAAAAATCGCCGAAAAGAGATTTGCAGAAAAGCGTGTCGCCGTGGAGGGAATACGATTCCCTATTTTCTGGGCATTTTGTCTTTGTTTGGTTATGGTGCTAAAATCTACGAATACTGGAAGAATCCCGAGAAGTTCGATGGTGTCGATTTTGGCGATGATGACCCGAATTTTTATTGGAATGTAGAACAGGTTGCGCGGGAAGAAGACTGGTTCGAATGCACTTGTGAAGATACTTGTGACGACTACCTTGAATTCTGGTGGGCGGCAGCTCTTGAGGCTTTTTTCGATGTAATAAAGCCTTCTCATACGAAAGTCCTTTATACATACGTCGTGCCTGGCGTGGTGCATCTTTTGTCCGAAGACGGTTCTAGGTTGTTGAGTGAAGATGGCTATAGCTTGATAGTTGCGGAAAATGTAGAGGTATAAATGAAAAGAATCAATACTCCGACGGCTGTGAATAATCGATTCGTCTCTGGAGATAAAACCATTGGACGAAAAGCAACCCAGCTTAGCGCTGAATGGTTTAATCAGATTCAAGAGGAAATCTGGAATTTTATCAAAAAGGTAAAAGGTTCCGATCCGACCGGAGCTTCTGAGCATGAGCTTTCGGATGCGTGGCAGGTTTTCTTGACGAAGATTATTCGGGTTACTGCTGATGACGCAGCACCTGGTTATCTTGCGTCGAAGTTTGCCGTGTGGCAGTCTGGATCTGCCTATGCGGAAGGGGATGTTTTATTTGAGGTAGCCTCTTCGCGAGCTGGAGCCGATACGGTGCTCAAGGCGCACATTGCTGATGGTGCCGTTACGTCGTCTAAGATGGACGATGAAATTGAGATTGTTGATGGCACGAAAAAAATAAAATTTACGCCGAATGGTTTTTATGTGTATTCTGGGTCAAAGATGATGACTCTGAATACGGATAAACTTGAACTCAGTGTTGAGCAAGGAGAGTCTCACAGCTACGTCGGATTTTACTTCAACGTCAACACGGGTAGCGTTGAAGTGTATCAATTGGCGGTTGAACAGCTAAGCGAAAAAACTGCAGGCGAAGGTATAGCCGTTAGTGGAGCGCTGAATTGCGACGACGTCAACGTCGCGCCTGGAAGTACGCTGACTGTTGGAACAGGAGGCGATGCGACGATAATCAATGGTGGTAACGTCGGTGCAACAGGCGTTATAACCGCTAACAAAGTGCACGCGGCTACGTACAGGGTTAGTGAGATAATTAGCGCTTCAAGCGCGTATTCACTAGCCCAGCAAGAAGGCGATTCGCACAATCCGTTATATGGCGATATTGTTTTCATTCGCAACACCGGGACCGCCGACATCGGGATTACGATTGTTGATGATGTCATGCATGGTACAGGTACTAAAAAATCGGTCCAATTGAGTTCGGGCTGCTGTGTCGGATTCGTCTGTGTTGCCGCCGCTGCTGCGTCGACTAAGTCTGCATGGGCGCCGATGTCGAACATGCAAGTAACGACTGAAAATGTGGGCCAGTAAGCGTTAAAAGGATATAATATGGCAAACGAATCTAAAATGTCGGATTTCGGTTTAACGACACTCGCAGACATGAAGGCTGCGGGGGCGAATTTGCCCGTCTTTGTCCCCGAACAGAACAATAAGAGAATTCTTGCTTCAGAAATCGCCGGAACGGCAGACCTGGAAGCGTCTATTGGAGTCATCAAGGACGGCGGAAATCTCGAGGACGGCGCTACCGTCAGCGTTCCAAACAACGCCGTCAGCCACTTGACGACAAGCCTTTCCGCGCACGATATTACCCTGAATGTGGACGCCCAGAACGAAAACGAAGTGTTGAATTTCGCTGTCGAAATCCAAGCCGGTGCAGCCGCGACCATCACCGTTACGAAAACATACATCACGAGTGGCACCGATGAAAATGATACGTGGTGGGAGGAAGAAAATGTCCAGACAATGTGCTATTCCGCAGACGCGGGAAACCGAATTGAAGCAGGCAAGTTCTACCAAATCACCTGCGTAGGCTCATGCTGGACTCTTGCGGAGTTTGTGCAGCCCGTTGTTCCCGTTGTTTCGGAGCCGGAGGGCGAATAATGATACTTTCGCAACACGGGATCAATAGCACTCGAAAAAACAAGTATGAGCAGGAGTATGACGAGACGGATATACCGCCGTCTACTTCTATCGGCATGGTCCCGCTCGACAGGATCGGTTGGAACGTAACACAGACAATGACAAGTAGCAGACAGGACATTCCTTTCAATCGTGAAAGAATTGGCTGGAACGTAACACAGACAATGACAAGTAGCAGACGGGACATTCCTTTCGATCGCGACAGGATCGGTTGGAACATAACACTGACAATGACGGAGACTTTAGTACAATGAGTATTGATAACAGAACGACTTTCAGCGGATACCTTGTTGGCATCGGCAAGATACGCAAGGACGGAAGCATGGACTATCGCAAGCTCGAAAGGCCTGTGAAGAACATGATAGTCAAGCAGGGCCTCAACAACTTCCTCCGATACAACGGCAGCGATACGGCTTTAACGTCATTTTCGAATTTTCAAACCAATGATGATTACAAATTAGCCGCTTATTGCTTTCAAGGCTTCCAATGGTGCGCTTACGGAGACAGCAATTCAGCGAGTGTTTTCGCAACGACTACGGAACTCGGACACAGGCTGGTTGACCAGTACACGACCAAGAAAGTGAATTGGCCGTACTGCGGATCGACTATTTTCGAGACCGCCAATACGAGGAATAGGGTGACACACATGTCAGATGCAGCCGTAACGGCGGCGAACGTGAAGGAGATTGGATATTACCTTAAGCTAAATGATGATTCCTACCAAATGTTTTCGCGAGTTGTTTTGCCAGCTCCGTTCGAGCTGGATGTTGGTGAGCAATTGATTACTACATACGAGCTTGTTGTAGTGTTTGGAGATAACTCCGAACCATCCGCAGCATTCCAAACGGGGTTGCTTGATGCCAATGGAGTTGCGTTAGAAGCCAAGCGTAAGTTAACGTTTGATTTTAGAGGTGATTATAATTATAATTCTGTGCCATATATAGTTACAAGCACAGGTTTGCCAAGATGTTCCTATTATAATAACGCTAGTTCTATTATGCCTCCGATTTTTACGAGCAATTCCGCTTATAAAAGAATTCGTTATTGGACTAGTAATCACAATTTTCCAAGCGGTGCTTTTGGAACTGAAAGTTCCACGGGGTCTTCCGTTGGTCCCGATTCAGGAACATCATCTCCATCATCGATTACGAAGCCGTATGTCTACGATTCGTTCAGAAGGGAAATTGAACTTACCATCCCGCAGTATTGGCCTAACTTAAATTCACCGGACGAAAGCCTTGACATATACTACATTCAAAATCAAGGTGTATCTATCCAATTCGGGCATACCATTGACGGCACGTGGGTTCCTACTCCGTGGAAAAAGACGGGAAACATAATCACAACTATGACCTTCTGTCACACAATTTCCACAGCGGAAAGCCTCGAATGGCAAGCCAACCAGTAGTAATAACTCGTCATGAATGCAGATCAGATAACACCAATCGTGGCCGCGGTAATCGCCCTAATCGGGGCGGTTACTTCGTGGGTGAAGGCGCGTATAGAAATCGACAAGATCAAGGCTTCCCGTTCCGAGACGAAGGCGACTCGCGATAATGATTCGCGGGAACTACACGACAAGGTTCTGAAGCTGGAGTTTTCGGACTCTCTTACGAAGGAAACCCTGTTGCTACATCGTCAGCAAATCAACGAAGTAAGCGTCACGACGAGGACGCTTACTACGCAGTTGGCGGTTGTCGTGACGAAGCTCGACAATATCATCGACGTTTTGAACAACTTAAATAAGGAAAAGTGAAGTGTATTTGTTGTTGATAATGTTTGCAGTCGGGTTCGTTATAACGGAGTTTATCAACGATGAAGAATAGACTGAAAAAATCTACGCTTAAGGTTACAGGGGTCACTATCCACGAAGGGGCTCCTATCGTAGACGGATTGACTGAAAACCGGGAACGGCGCTACCCGCTGTATGGTCGAATCCGTCTCTCCATCTACACGAACCAGGGAACGCTTCACGTCGCAACGGCTGCGGGGTTCGTGTTTGACGGACGCTCCGGGCCTAAAATCGTTGATTGGTACGCGCCCAATTTAGGAACACTCGAAGAACGCATCTGCTGGCTGGTACACGATGCTAACGGGTACGGACAGGACCTGTCCTTTGGAGACACAAACGTGTTGCTCTACGCGATGCTGCGCGACATCGCGCACTACCGCAAGAGCAAGGCGTCGGTGATTCAGCTGGCAGTTTCGCTTTCTGATTCTTGGTATGGTGAGCCCAAACCTGATGACTGGTGCTTTGCGAATGTTGATAAAGTGTCTACTTTGTGGATCTAAGTATTCATTTGGTAATTTGTTTGTAGACGGCTGAAGGCCGTCTTTTTTTGTTCGGACTAAATTTGCACAAATTTTCCCAAAACGCCGATTCTCCTTTGCTGACTTTTATTTTTCGAAATGGCTCCAGGAAATTCCTGGAGCTATTCATTTAATCTACAAAGGAGATTAATCATGCCTTATGTAACGAATCAAAACAACGGTGGTACGTCGGCGCTTGGCGTTCTCGGCACTGCTTTTGGCGGTACCGCTCTCGCTTCCATTCTCGGCCTCTTCGGTGGCAACGGTGTTGGCGGCCTTTTCGGCAACGGCAATCCGGCTTCGAGCGCTGTATATCAGCTGTCTCAGAAGGACACGGAAATTGCGGAGCTCAAGGCTGAACGTTATTCCGACCACAACACGGCCGCCCTCAACTTCGAAATCGGCAACCTGAAGCAGCGTCTCGCCGCAATGGAAGCTGCCGCCCCGCTCCGCGAAAAGGTGGTCGAGGAACAGATCGGCTTCGCCAATGGCACCATCGCGCGCCTTGTGCAGCCGATGATTCCCGGTGCCTTCGTCGCTCCCACTTCTTCCGCGGCCCAGACCGCATAAGAATCGAGGTGAAACATGAATATCGCTCTTGACCAGGCCGTTACTGGCCTCGCATCTTACGCGGAGCTCGACGTGCTCCCGCTTTTGCCGAACGGAACGAAAAAATTTACCGCTTATATGGCCGTTGCGGCTTTTAAGCGAGCCCCGAACGTTATCTTGAAACCTTACGAACAATATCTCAAGATGTTTGGGATGCTTTCTGAAGATGGCAAAATTGTCAACGTCGATGTTCTGGCCGAAAGTCTAAAATCGACTTTCGCGCAGGTGCCGACTGTGGAGCTGTTTGGCTTCACGTTCGAGGCTCATGATGTCGATAAACTTGTTTCTCGACTTGGAGGCCAGTAATATGGAAGAATGCGAAAAGAACGTGCTTATCCGCACCAAGCAGAATTTGCTTCGCAACCTTGAAAGTATCAACGATGCCATTGAATCCAGTATTCTGCCGCTCGGCGACCACATGGTCCTCGATGACATCAAGGATACGCTCAAGGGAGTGAAGTGCATCAATGAACTTCTTGGTGTCGTTGCAAAGGCTCCCGCGAAGACTGCGACGGCGGTCTAGCGCTTGCCTTTTACGTCAAGGCGACTCGCATCGATGCGGGTCGCCTTTTTGTTATGTATGCACGTTTTTATGCACTTTTTATTTAATGTTTTTGGGTATTTACTGACTTTAAACTAAACGTGATTAAACGGATATAAACATTATAAAACC